TCAGTGGCCGCGCTGGTCGCGCCACGCCTGCCGCAGCTCGGCCCCCGGGGCGCACCCGGTGGGGCTGTCGCAGTCGAGGCAGTCCAGCGTGTGGTCCAGGTACTGGCGGTACGCGGCCTGCTCGCGGGTCTCGGTGGGCTGCTCGCGGGCCGGGCGCCCGGTCACGGCTGCTGCTCGCTGAACGGGGTGAGCCCGCGCTGCTCGCGGCACGGGGCGCACGCGTACAGGGCGGCGCCGGGGCCGGACCCCTGCTCCACCACCCGAACCATCACGGCCGTGCCGGACGGTCCCTCGTGCCAGTGGCACCAGCCGAACGTGGGGCCTGCCGGTGTGCGCGTGCGGTCGGTAGTGTTCGCCATGGCGGTCGCTCCTCGAAGCGTCTCGTCCGCACCCCCGAGCCCGGCCAGGCTGCGGGGGTTTTCTGTGGGGTCCACCATAGACGGAGAGCGATAGGTGCGATAGGCGCGATAGGACAACCCATCCGACCTGTCTCGCCTGGACAACCCAGCGAACCTAGCGTCACGGCATGGACTGGCAGCCAGAAATTCCCAGGTGGCGGCAGGTGTACGCCCTGCTGGAGGAGCGCATCGACAGCGGCGTCTACCCGCCGGGCACACGCCTGCCGTCCGCCCTCGATCTCCAGGCTGAAACCGGGGTGAGTCCGGTGACCGCGCGCCGAGTGCTGAAGGAACTCCGCGACGCCGGGCTCGCGTACATGGAGCCGGGCATCGGCACGTTCGTGGCCCGGCTGCCCGAGCCGCCGAAGGGGTAGGCGTACGATCCGGCCATGGCCGACATCGACATCCCCGACCACCTCATCAAGCTGGAGTCCAAGGCGTGGGAGGAGCAGCAGGCGGGCGCGCTCACCCTCGCGTCGGCCGACGCCGTGCAGGCTGGGTACCGGGAGCACGCCGCAGCCGCCGGGGTGTCGCGGCTGGCCCTGGAGATGGCGACGAAGCGGCGCGTACGGCACCCGGAAGAGTGATCACCTTCGCGGTGCTGCGAAGGTGAAAACGCTTGTCACTTTGTCGGTGCCGACAAAGTGATGAGCCCGCAGGTCAGCATGACGAAAGGCCCCCACCGCCTCGCGGCGGTGGGGGCCAGATCAGTGATGCCAGGGCGACAGGTCCAAGTCCACCGGCGGAGCGGGCGCTGGACCCGCAGGGGTATCCGGGCCAACCCGGCGAGCCCACCCGAACAGATCCAGGTACGCCCGCGTCAACAGCTTCCGCTGCACCCGCTCTTCCTTCAGCTCCCGGTCGAGCCGGTCAGTGATCGCCGTGAAGTCGGACCTCCTGTTCGTAGCCCGCGACTGCGTCCACGTCAGGAACCCCACCACCAGCGCAACCCCAGCCGCAGCCAGCGCCCCGTAATCCATCAGCGGTACCTCTTTCTCAGATGCGACGGCAGCGGATCCTCCATCCCGGACACCCACAGGATGCCGATCGCGAACGCTGCCCACCCGCACGCCGACCCGGCGGCCTGCGGATACGTGCTCACCGCCGACGCGGTGAACGCGCTCCCCCACAGCGCGGCCGGGACCGCGAGCGCCACGAACCCGGCGGCCTGCCAGCGCGGGCAGGCGAGCAGCAGCCCAGCCACCACGGCCACCGCCCCGCACGCCACCCACATCCACCCGAGCACGTCGAGCGGCACGTACCGGGTGATGTGCGCCAGGCCCCGGGACGTCCCGTACCGGGGGTTGTTGATGATGCCGATGCCGCCGTACCCCGCCCAGCCCAACCCGATCGTGACGAGGAAGGCGCGGCGCAGCGACCGGACCGGGCGGGGTACGGCCCGCATCAGAGCCCTCGGCCTGGGGTTGCCGGGTCGGTGGCCGGCCGGTTGGGCACGGCGTAGACGACGCCCCACGCCCCGAGCACGGCCAAGGCGATCGTCACGCCCTCCCCGGTCGTGAGGACCTGGTCCTGCACGGCGGTCACGGCGGCGGTCGCCCCGGCCGCGACACCCGCGACGAGGGACTTCGCGAAGCTGCTGATCTTCATGGCTACTTCCTCTTCTCCAGCGCGGTGACGCGCTTCTCCAGAGCGTCGATTCGCTCCGTGTCCGTGGGCGGCTTCGGCTTCGTGGCCGGGGGCTTCGGGGTGGTCGGCGGCTTCGTGCCGCGCGACCAGCTGGCCGGGTGGTCCAGGCGCTCCGCGACCCGGCGGCGGACACCGGCCATCGAGACGCCGCGCGGGTCGACCTTCCCGGGCTGCCACTCGGCGTGCCCGATCACGCTGGTCTCGCCGTCGCGGCCCCAGCCGTGCGCCCGGACCAGGGCGGCGGACGCCCGCACGATCGCCTCGACCTGGGCGTCCGGCCACGGGTCCTTCCCGTCGCCGAGGTTCTCGCACTCGAACCCGTAGAAGTGCCGGTTGCCGTCGGTGTCCGCCTCGTTGTCCGGAGGCAGCGCCTTCTCCGCGATGACCGCCTTCAGCACGTCGCCGTCACCGGACCCGGCGTGGTTCGCCCGCCCGTACCCGACGAGGTACACGGTGCCGTCCTTCGCGATCACGCCGTGGCAGAGCGGGCCGGGCAGGGCGGAGTGGCCGGCGCGGCACAGGGCGACGGTGGACGCGGTGCCGGTGGTCACGGTGTGGTGGATCATCACGCCGTGGACCGGGCCCCAGGGGCCCTTGCTGTTGCGGTTGTGGGTGCGCCAGCCGGTCGTCTCCACGACCTTCACGCCCTCGGCGCGCAAGGCCGCGAGGAACGCGGCGGCGGACAGCGGGTTGGCCATCAGGCCCTCCAGACATGACGAAGCCCCAGGCCAGGTTGGCGCGGGGCGGTGGGTGCGGGGGTGGGTCAGGTCGCGGACTGGTAGGTGCCGTACACGCGGACGGTGTCCCCGGCGGCGAGCGTCGGACCGCCGGCCGCCCAGGCGTTCCAGTCGCCGATCGTCCCGGGCGAGGCAAACCAGACGGTCCCGGTGGTCGTCGTGCTGTTGCCGAGCGGAGCGGCGCCCGTCAAGAAGTTGACCGTGCCGGTGGTCGTGCAGGTGGCGGACAGAACCCCGGGCAGCGCCGACGCGGCAGCGGCCGGCAGGCCGAGCGACAAGTTCCCGGACCCCGGGGTCGTGGTCGAGCCCCAGGTCAGGGCGACGAAGACGTGGACAGTGCGGCCGACCTTCATGTACCGGCCGGCGACGCTCCCGTTCCCGATGACCGGGGCGGTGCCGGACGACGTCCACGACGGGGTGTACGTGGTCCACGGGTCGAGGATTGAGTTGAGCTGGTCGCGAATCTCTTGGTTGAGGAGCGCGGCGGTGACGACTTCACCGGCCGCCCAGTTGCGCGGAGCGAACGTCACGGCTGCGGCTCCTCAGGGGCGTCAGGGTCCGGGGCCGGCGGATCCTCGGGGGCCTCGACCATCGGGTTCGCCGGGTCGTCGGGGTGCCACCAGAACCGCCGCTGAAGCGCGAGCGCTTCGGCCTCGGCCGCCTCAATGTCGTCCGGCACGATCAGCGGCACCCAGTCCCGCTTGCACTCCACGCACCCGAACCGAGGGTCACGGACGGACACGATCCATACGGCGCCGCAGGCGTCGCATATCCCAATCCACCGGCCGTCATCGATCCGGGCGTACAGGCCCGGGTGGTCGGGCACGGTCTCGGTGGGGACGGGAACCCGGCGGCTGAGCCAGGTCTCGGCCCACCGGTACAGCCGTTCTGCGGCCGGGACCTGCGACCAGTCCTGGGCGATCTGCCCGCGGCGCGGGGGCGGCGGTAGGTAGTAGGTCTCGGCCTGCACGATCGCGTTCGCGGGCAGGGCGGATACGGCCATGGTGGTCCTGTCAGTAGGCGAGGCGGGTGGTGTAGTCGAGCCGTCCGTACACGGGATCGCCCAGCACCCACACGGAGTCGGTGGCGCTGGCGGACGTGCGGAACTGGATCTTGTGGGAGTTCTCGGCGATCGTCTCGGAGTAGCCCTCCACCGTGACCCGCATCTCCATGACCGGCGCCTGCTCGGGCAGGTCGTAGATGGTGATGTACGAGCTGATGTCGGCGGCGAGGATATCGGCGTACTCCGGCATCGTGAACGCCTCGATGGGGACTTCGCGTAGCTCGGGCGCCGGGTTGCCGTACCGGCTGATCCGCCAGTACGCCGCGTCGACCACCGAGTTGTCTGACGTCTTGAGCAGGGTCATGTCCTGCTCGTACAGCCCGAACGCGAGAATGGACTCGGCGGCCACGACCTTCTGCGTCGCACCGCCCGGCCGGCTCGCAATGATCGAGTTGACGAGCTTCTGGTCGTCGTCGGCCAGCTCCACGCCGTGGGTGTCGAGGTCGGCGTAGGCGATTGCGAACGCCTCAGCGGCCCCGTCGGGGTTGTAGCGCAGGTCCCTCGACTGGTAGGCCAGCCCAAGGTAATCGCGCTCGGCGTACAGGCGCCCGGACTCGGTGGCCTCGACCTCCCGGAGCCGGGCCACCACGCTGGACCCGGCCTCGCCCTGCCCGACCACCGGGTCATGGGTGGTGCCGAGGATCGTCACGCTGCTGACGCCCGCGTAGCGCGCGAGCCTGGCGACCCGCAGGTCTGCGGTCTCCCCGCTGTACGCCGTCATCCCTGCGGCGTAGTGGGTGGCGAGGATCGCCCCGATCGGAGCCGCATACGGCACCGCGTACAGGGCGAGGTGCCCAATCGACCCGCCCCACAGGCGGGCCCCCTTGTACGCGCCGACGGTGAGCTGCCGCAGCTCGGTGCCCAGCGTGACCGGGGTAGACGCCCGCAGCACCCCGTCCACCCACACCCGCTGGAGCACCTCGTCGTAGGCGAAGTGGTGCCACGCCCCGTCCGCCAGATTGCCGCTGGCCACGGTGGACACAGACAGGAATCCGTCCCAGCTGGACTCGGCCTGGAGCGCCCCGGACGCGTTGAGGGACCACACGTGCTGGGACATGCCGCCGCCCCCGGACATGCCGAAGATGACCCGGCCCGGTGTGGTGGTCTGGAACCAGCCCTCCACCATGAGCCAGCCGCGTGAGGAGCCGTCCTGGAACCCTTGGCCGAGGTCGCTGGTGAGGTACTTCCCGGCCGTCGCGCTCGCCGGGGTGAGGAGCGGCAGGGCGTCCGCCGCAGCAGCGGGACCTGCCGCGGTGCCGAGCTCCAGTGTTCCGCCGCTGCCGAGCTGTGCCACCGTCAGCGGCCCGGCGGTGGTGCCGGACAGGTCGCCGGCGGCGGCACTCCCTGTCGCCTCGGTGAGCGGGTAGTAGGCGAGCGGCGTGTTGGCCACCACCTCCTCCACCAGGCACGACCGCAGCGGCGGCAGGCGGTTGAGCCGCTTGAACAGATCCGTCGCGGAGATCGATACCGAACTCGCGAGCCCCGACCAGGTCACCGGCCACTCGTTGACCGTGCCGCAGAACCGGGGGTAGACCATCGCGCCGAGGTAGTCCCACTCGGCGAAGTCGCCGGTGCCGCCCGTGCGGGACGTCGACAGCGTCACGATGAGCTGCTGCGACGACGCCCACGTCGGGGTCGCCAGGGTGCGGCGCACCGTCCAGTCCCACCCGTCCGGCGACGTCTCCCAGTACACCGTGCCCCCGGCCTCGCGGATCCGCAGCCACAGGTGGTCGATCCCGGAGTACTGCAGGTCCACGGCCGCTGCGTCCACGAAGCCGACCATCGAGACGCAGCGCAGCACTTGGGTGGCGACGTTGAACTGAAAGCCCAACCGGGTGCCGTTCGTCGTCCCGTCGAGGATGAAGTGCGACAGGGCGGCCGAGGACCCGTTGGCCTTCGGGGCGGTCGTCATGCGGGCGCACACCGACGACCCGGGCAGCGTCCACGACCGGGACGACTGCACCCCCGACGACACCCCCGGGGACAGCGGGATCCGCAGCCTGCCGTTGGCGAGGGTCGACCCGCCGTACCGGTTCGGCCACAGCGTCGGGTTGATCGCCGTCCCGTCGAACTCGTCGGCGAGCTGCGACAGCGGCCACGGGGCGGCCCCGGTTCGTGTCGGGTAGACCAGGGCGGACACCCGGATCGGCGCGTTCCTTCGCACCCACGGGAAGTACGGCGAGGACGGCGCGCCCGGGGTGAGCGCCCCGTCCTGGTTGTCCAGGGTCATAGTGCACCCGCCCGGCTGCGGCTCCGACAGCTCGTCCTGCGCGCCCCGGGTGATCGTCACCCCCTGCACCATGTCGACCCGGTTCGTGATGTCCGTCCACGTGATCGACCACGGCCACTGGACCACCCCACCCCAGCCCGCCTCCACCAGGATCGGCACAGCCTCACCCCACCTTCAACGTGATGGCCGTCCCCTGGGACCGGCCCAGCTTGAGCAGTGCCTTCTGAACCTCGCGGGCCGCAGCGAGCGGGTCCAGCGACTCGACCTTGATGTGCGCGTGGATCACCGTCCCGCCCGCCCCGGTCCCGACGACAGCGGGCCGGCCGACGACGGGGCGCATGGTCGCCATCCGCCCGGCGACCGTGTCCATCGCCCGGTCCAGGACGGGGAGCTGGTCGACCGCACCCTTCGCGACACCCTGGGTGAAGAACCCGCCGCTGACGGCCGCGACAGTCGACGGCGACTTGATGCCGAGGGCCTTGCGGATCGCCTTGTCCATGGACTTGGCGATCTTCACCATCTGCTTCTCGATCGCCGCCTGCTGCGAGTCGAGCCCCTTCAGGTACCCCTTCGCGGCGTTCTTCCCGGAGTCGTACAGCAGGTCGGCCCCGGTCTTGCCCAGCTTGTCCGTGCCGCTGGTCAGCGCGGCCTGCGTCGCGTTGATGGACTTCAGCGTGGACGACGACGCCCCGGCCAGTGCATTGGCATAGGCGTACCCCTGCTCCGGGCCCATGTCGAGGATCTGCCGCAGCAGCACCTTCGACAGACCCCGCTTCGCCAGGATGCCGATGTACGAGGTGAACGCCTTGAGCTTCACCAGCTTCTGCTGAAGCCCCGCCTTGATCGACCCGGCGGTGACCTGGCCCTCCTCAATACCGAGGCTGCCCAGCGACGCGTCACGGCGGGCGGTGTCCCGCACCCCGGCCGCGTACTCCTTCGCCTCCTTGATCCGGGCGGCGAGCTTGTCCCGCGCGGTCGCCAGGGCCTGGAGCTTCTTCGTGTCCTTCGTGACCCGGGCGACGAGGGCGCTGTCCTTGTTGGTCTTGACGCCCTTCCACGCCGCCCAGATATCGGCGACCAGATCCTTGGCCGTGGCGGCGATCTTGGACTTCTCGCCGGTCATGCCGAGGATCAGCCCGCGCCCGACATCCTTCATCAGCGCGCGCATCTTCTTGCTCGGGCTGGCGATTTCCAGCTCGGTCCGGACCCCGGCCGTCACCGCCGCCGCCATCACCCGCGCCGACGCATCGACCCCGTCCGCCGCACCACGCAGACCCGCCGACAGGCCACGGCCCGCCTCGGCGCCCGCGCCGGCCATGTTGCCGCCCGCGCCGCCGACCGTGGCCGCCATACCGAGACGGCCCTCGTTGATCGCGGCGAGGAACCGGGCTCCGTACTTCGCGACGGACTTCGCCCGCACGACGAACTCACCGTTGCTGACGCGGGCGAGGATCGAGTCCGACGTTCCGGTACCGGGGCCGGTCACCATGCCGCCGGTCGGAAACCCGACGAGCCCGCCGTCCGCGTACTTCAACTGCGAGCCGTGCGACCCCGCCTTCCGCGCGGCGCTGCTGTCGCCGACCACCACATACCTGGTGGTGACCGTAACCGACCTGTCCCGCAGCGTCGAAAGCTCGTACCGGGCCTGCCCGAGCTTCCTCTGCAAGTCGCCGATCTCAGCCCGGACCTGCGCCTTCCGCGAGTCCGGCACGCTCTTCAGCTTCGCCCTCGCCGCGGCGAGCTTGCTCTCCAGGTCCTCGATGTTGCCCTTGAGCTTGGCGGTCTTGTCCGGCGTCCGCAGGATCTGGTCCGCCAACGCCTTGGCCTCGCTGCGGGTCAGGCCCATGGCGTCAGCCGAGCGGATCAGCGCGGCCCGGCCCTTGGCGTAGATCCCGTTGACCGTCGACCACGATGCACCCGACTGCCGGGCCTGCGCGGCTGCCTCGTCGGTCTTCGCCGCGAGGTCGTTCAGCGCGGTCGCCGCCGTACGGGCCTTCTCCGAGTTCAGGTTGAGCTGCCCGCCCGACATGGACAGCGCGTTGTGGTTGCCCTTGATCGCGGCCGTCGTAGCGTCGAGCGCCGCCTCGAATCCGATCATTCCACCGAGGCCCTGGCGCTGCGCGTCGTTGAGCGCCTGGATGCTCTGCCGCAGCCCGTCCGCCGAAGCTTTCTGCGCGTCCAGCTTGGTCTGCACCGCGAGCGCGTGCTGACCGAACAGGCCCATGGCCTGCGCGGCCAACTCCTGTTCGAACTTGGCGTTGGCCAGCGCCTCGTTGTACTCGGTCAGCCGCCCCTTCAACCCGGCCGTCGAGTACCCGGCGGCCGACATCTGCTCCTTGATGCGGGACAGCCCGGCCGCCGCCAGGTCCGCCTTGCCGTTTGAGACGAGCGCGGCGAGCGCCTTGTCGAACGCCTCGAAGTCGCGCTTCGCCTCCTTCAGCCCGACGGGGCTCTTCTCGAACGCCTTGAAGAAGTCGCCGCCCTTGGCCGACCCCATCACGTTGAGCGTGGCCAGCAGCCCGGACAAGTCCTTGCCGAAGACGCGGGCCATCTCGCCAGCGGCCTTGCCCGAGTCCGCGAACCGGGCCAGCGACGACGTCATCTTGTCGACATCCGGCGGCGCCGACTTGCCGATCTCGTTCAGCTCCATCAGGGCGATGACCAGCAGACCAATACCAGTACCCGCCGCCGCGAGCTTCGCGCCCCGGGACATGGTGCCGATCGCCGCCGTCACCGCCGCCAGACGACCAGGTGCCCCGGCCGCCGCCACCCGCATCGCGACGAGCGACGTCCCGAACGCCGCCACCGCCGTACGGGCCGCCGCCATCCCGACCGCCGCGAGCTGCACCGCCTTGATCGCGAAGGCGAGTTGCAGCATGACCCCGATCGCCTCAGGCGGAACGCTGGCCACCAGCTTGGCCAGCACGTTCACGACCTGGAGCATCCCGACGCCCACGTCAGACCCGGCCTCCAGCACGTTCAGCAGCGCCTGGCCGAGCTGCTGCATCGTGTCGGCCGCCGCCGGTCCCTGCGCCCTGGCATACGCCATGAACTCGCTGAGGCCCGACCCGACCTTGCCGTCGGAGTTCCGCATCAGCGAGACGAGCGCGTCGTTCGCCTTGCGCAGGGTGCCGGTCGCGAACTGCTCGAACTTCGAGTTCAGCCGGTCCAAGCCGGGCGACTGCATGCCGCCGGCCAGGATCGTCACCGTACGGTCCAGCTCCCGCGACGTGCCCTTGACGAGCCCCGTCGTCTTCGGCAGCAGGCCGTTGAGCAGGGCAAAGCTTTTGGTGACCGGGGCCAAGGTGTCAGCTGCGAGACTGTCGGACCAGGCGGTGTACTCGTCCTTCAACACCGAGAAGCTGGCCGCCGCACGGCGGGTCGCCGGGGGCATGTCGGCCAGGGTCCGCTGGTACTCCAGCTGCGCCGCGACCGCCGCCTCGCTGGTGCGGCCGGACTTCTTGACCTCGTCGGTGTACTTCTTCTCCGCCTCGGCCGCCTCCGACATCGCGCCGATCTGCGGACCCAGCGCCGCCGCATACGCCGCCGTCGCCACAGCAGCAGCCCCGACCGCCGGGGCGATCGGAGCCAGCGACGCCGCCAGCGGAATCGCCGCCGGGGCCAGGGTGATCAGGGAGCCGACGAGCTTGTCGACGGCCTTCGCCCCGAGCCCGACGTCCCGCTGGAGCGCGGCCATCCGGTCCGTGGTCTGGCGGCCGAGCCGGTTCATCGCCGCTTCGCCGTCGATGCCCGCGGCGAGCAGGCGGCGGCCGAGCCGGTTGGCGTTGTCCCCGGCCCGGTCCAGGACGCGGGACAGGTGGTCGCGGCCGTCGAGCAGGAACGTCAGACGGGTCGCCATCACTCACCTCCGGCTTCCTTGAGCTGCTGCTGGTGAGAGTCCAGCCAGACGGTGAGGGCGTAGAAGTCGTCCACCAGTTGCCGGTCCACGGCGTCCGGCGGCATGTGGAGGAGGTGAGCGAACAGCCCTAGGAACTGGCCCCGGAGGACGCAGACGTCTTCTTCGCAGAGGTCTTGCGCGCGGGTGCGGACGCCTCCGGGTTGGCTTCCGGCTCGGGGTCTTTTCCCGCCGCCTCGTCAGCCTCGACCTCGGCCCGCCGCTTCTCGATGTACGCGCGCGCGTGCTCCAGGTCAGCGACGGAGTCCAGGGCCGCCTCGTGCAGGGCGGTCGCGACGCGCTCGGCCGTGGTCTCCGGTTCGACACCCACGAGGTGGAACGCCGAGTCGAACCACGCCTCCGTCTCGTCCTTGTCGTACCGGGTGACCATCTCGTCGACCCCCGGGTCGAACTCCCCGAACCGGAGCGTGGGCTCGGCGCGCTTCTTCAGCACCCAGACCACACCGCGCATCGCGTCGAGATCCTCGTCGACCAGACCGGCCTTGATCGCTGGCCACTTCATGTCGACGGTGCGGGCCACGATCGACGCCTCCGACGTCACCAGGCTCTTCGCGTCGTACTGCTCGGGCTCCCCGCCAGCGGGGGTGTAGACGACGATCACAGGTGCTCCTACTCGATACGGCGACGCACGTCGTCCAGGACGCGCACCACCTCGGCGGTCATACGGGGGGTGTGGCGGCGGACCGGCCCGTCCCACCACAACGGGGTGGCCGTCTGCTGCGCCCAGCGGCGCCGGTTGCCGAACACGGGGTGTCTCAACCGACCCTCGTTCAGCCGGTTCAGCACACCCGTCGGGATGTCCGGGGGCAGGCGGCCCTTGTCGACCCAGACCCGGGCCCCCGGGGCCCCGCCGGTCCGGACGCTGATGCGGATGGCCTGGGCGATCGACGCCCGCAGAGGGCGCGTCGTCGGGGACTGGCCGCCCCGCTTGCCCGACCCGCGGCCCGTCGAGCGGATCGACAGGCCGCGGATCGAGGACTGGAGTTCGTCACGCAGCGGCTCGGCCGCCCGGCGGATACGCCGCTGCATCGACGACCGGATGTTTTCGTGGCCGGCCGCCCGCAGCTTCCGCTGGAGCTCCAGGAGTTGGCCGGTCCCGAGGATCCGTACGGAGGCAGGCACCAGGCCACCTCCTACAGCGTGATGTCCGTGGACATGTACTCGATGGCCGTGGGGTTCGTCCCGTCGTACAGCCCGGTGAAGCTATAGGTGGGCTTGATGACGTCGAAGCCTTCGACCACCGGGGGCGCGTCGTCGATCCGAATCGCCGGGATCTTGACGGTGAACCGCTCGAAGTGGGTCGCGGCGATCAGCGGCCCGGTGAAGTCCCAGACCAGGGACGTCGCGGCGTCGCTGGTGTGCAGGTCGTCGAGGGTGGTGGCGACGTAGTCGGTCTCGATCGAACCGGTGATCTTCACCTGGTCGTTGCTGATCGGCTCCTTCTTGAGGCCGCTCTGACCGGCGTAGAACCGCTCGGTGGCCTGCGGCCGCTCGATCTTCACGCTGACCTTCCGGACCCCGTCGAGCGCGACCTCGGAGTTGTACGTCCCCGCCTTCACCGACATCTGCCCGAAGTGAAACGGGCTCATGGCCGGGTACGTGGCGACCGCCAGGGTCTGCGTCTCGTCGCAGTCCTTCGCGTCGATCTCGAACGTGGCCAGCAACATGCCGCCGACCTCACACGAGAACTCCGCGCTGATGACCTTGCACCCGAGGAACGTCTTGTCGGTGACGGCCCCGGTCGTGAGCGGCATGCCCTTCTGGATCGTCAGGCTCTTGCCCGCGGTGTCCGCGAGGATGTGCGTCTGGAGATACGCCGCCGTCGCCGCCTGCTGCACCGGGGTCACCGTCGTACCCATCAGCGTCTGGAGCAGCACGCCCATGGCCTTGTTGGTGACCTCCATCTCCAGCGACCCGGACGCCTGCCGCTGCGTCAGCACCCGCCGAGACGACAGCGGCACCAGCCGGCCCGCCGCGATCCCCGCCGACTGGGCGGTCGTCTTCTTGAGCTGAAGGCTCTCCTTGGTGAACTCCACGAACTTCGCGGGAGCCATGAATGTGCCGTAGCTGCTCTCCGCTGCGATACCGACCTGGGCGCCGAGCCCGGAACCGATCGCCATGTCAGCGCACCTCCTTCACGACCGCGGCCTTCGGGGCGGTCGACTTCTTCACGAGGGGGACTTCGTCCTTCGGGTCCTCCACCGCCTCCCACGCGGCGGGCTGGCAGACGTACCCGTCGAACCGGTCGTCGGGCACCTCCACCAGCTCGTCCGGCTGCACGGTCCTGCTGCCGAGTTCCGGCACGGTGACCGGCTCGGCGCCGATGTAGCGCACTCGCGCCATGGCTGTCCTCCTGGTTGGTGATGATCAGATGCGGGCGCGGTACGCCACGGTGAAGCCGAGCCCTGCATACGCGCCGTCCGGGCTCTGTTCCTGGATGAGGGACCCGGCCGTCAGCTCCGACCACAGGACCGCCCCGCCCAGCGTTGGCGCGGTCGGGTTCCCATCGGTGGCCCGGAGCAGGGTTTCCACGACGGCCAGCAGCTCGAAGACCCGGGCCCGGCACCACGCCATGTCGCCGCCGCCCTCACGGGTCTCGATGTAGCAGGAGATCGCCGCATCCTCATCCCGGGTCCGGGCCCCGGCGGACGCGAACGCCTGCTGAATGTCCACCGCCTGCTCGGCCCCGGGGGACCAGCCGACGTACAGCCGGTCCGCCTCGGCGAAGTTCGTGCTGGGCGGCGGCCCGTCAATGACCCGCACATCGGCCAAGGCCGGGGCCGGCACGAACAGGCCGAGCAGGGCGGTGATGGCGGCGGGGACTGCGGACGTCGCCATCAGCCCACCGCCGGCGGGAGCTTGAACGGCTCCAGAAGCTGGAGCACCCGGTTGGGTACGGCGTACCCGAAGCCGGGGATTGGCTCCGTCACCGAGAAGTCGTCAGCGCTGGAGCCGCCGCGCGCCGGCCCGTTGCGGGTACGCCACAGGTGCTGGAACAGCAGCAGCGCCGCGAGCCGGATCGTGGGCGGAACCACGGGGCGCCCGGCCTGGTAGACGGCCGTCCACGGGCCCCCGCAGAACCTACTGCGGTCCGTGTAGGCCAGGACCCCGGACGGGCCGTCTGCGTGGACCCTGGCCACGTCCACGGCCGTACCGCCCGGCTCCGTCGGAGTGAGCGACGTCAGGGACAGCACCGGGGGGTGAAGCAGAGCCACGGCGGGCCCCTGGCCGGTCACGGTGTCGGTGACCTCCCGCACCTCCACCACCCCGACGTAGCCCTCGATGACTGCGGTCAGGGCGTCGATGTACAGCTGGATCTCGGCATCGTGGCTGTCGCTTTGTACGTTGGCCTGCTTCTTCGCCTCGTCGAGCGTGAGGAGTGCCACGGCCACCCCCTTCTACGTGGTGCTGGTGCGGGTCTCGCGCCGGGGGCCGGTCCGCTTCCGGGTCCGCTCCGGCCGCACGACAGCACCCTCCGGGGTCTCCGGGGCCTCGTCGCGGACCAGCTCGGCGCGGACCCCGTCGGCCCACGCCGCCGCCTCGGCGCCGGGCAGGTCCACGACCTCACCCGGCGCCCAGACGAAGCCCGGCCCCGACACGCTCGTCAGCAGTCGGATGCGGGCCATCAGTCACCCAGCCCCTTGTGGAGGTCGCGGACCTCCCGCTCGGCCTGGGCCTCGGCGGTCTCGATCGCCTGGTCCTGGGCGGCCTTCAGCGCCGCGACGTCCGGGTCGGGCTCCGACGAGCCCTCACCCTCCGGGGTGGACGACACCCCGCGGGCCGCAACGTCCACCGCGCTGGCGGCCTGCTGGGCCAGCTGCTCCTTCGCGGCGGCGATGGCCACGTCCTTGTCCCCGATGAACTCGGGTCGGGTCTGGTCCATGCTGCCGTCCGCGCGGCGCGACGCCATGACGATGCGGTCATGGTCACCCTTCTCCGCGGCGGCCGGGGCCGGCTTGTCCTGGAGCACCGAGGATTCGGTGCCCTCCTTCTTCGGCGTGATCGCCATGTCGTGCTCCTTCTGCCTCGTGGCGTGCGGGGTGGCCGGATCAGGTGGCGGAGTTGCGGTACGCCTTGTACGCGGCGGTGTCCTGCGGGGTGCCGTCCGCGCGGGCGAACCCGAGGAATCCGACCTGGAGGTAGTCCGCGTACCGCTCGGCCAGGCGCAGCATCTGCACGTCCTTGACGTCACGGATCAGGTAGCCCGCGAAGAAGTCGCCGAACAGGATGCTCTTGGCGTTCGCGGCCATGACCGGCATGTCCTGGTTTACGACGTACCCGTGGCCGAGGATTCCGTCCGGGACACCGACCTGAATCGACGGCTCCCACAGCGGACGGTTCTGCCCGTCCTTCAGCTTGCGGACCGACGCGAGGGTGGCGTCGTTCAGCATGAACCGCTGGCGGCCGGAGGACCGGTACGCCGGGTCGATGCTGTGGATCAGGTCGATCAGGTCGTCGTACGTGACGCTGGTCGTCTGGCCGGTGCCACCGGTCTTCCCGATGACCGCGTTGGTCTGGACACCCTCCGGCTGGGCGGACCCGGTGCCGACGGTGAAGTGGGTGTTCTGGATCCGGCCGATGCGCTCGCCGAGCTTCCGGGGCAGCCACGTCTCGATGTCGAACGCGGAGTCCTGGAGCAGCTGAAGCGACACCCTGACCAGCTTCGAGGTGTACATGAACGCCCCGATGTCGGCCTGGCCGATCGTCACGTCCTGCTCGGTGACCTGGGAGTTCTCGGCGAGGATCGCGCCGACGTTCGCCGTGTCGTCGTTCGTCGGCCACGGCAGCGTCGCCCCGGTCGACGTGGTGATGACCTCGGCCACGTCGCGCATCGCGCCGTAGAACTTCATGGCCTCGACCATCTTGGCCCGGAACTCCGGCGGCACCAGGTACCCGCCGGCCGCGCCGGTCGCGACGCCCTGGGCGCGCAGCTCCTTGCCGTCGACCCACCCGGTCCGCAGGACCGTGCGCTCCTCGGAGGTCAGCTCGCTGGTGCCGTCGCGCATCCACGACCGGTACGCCGCGGTGTACGCCTCGACACCGGCCTCGCCGCCGTGGCGGGCGCGCGCCTCCTCGGCCTCCTCGGTGTCCGCCCCGGGGGCGACGACCTGCGAGTAGTCCACGGAGGCGAGACGCTGGTGACGCTCCTCGGTCTCGATCTCCTGCGACAGGCGCTCCACGTCGGCCAGGGCCGCGCTCCACGACGTCTGGTCCTCGGCCGTCAGCGGCTTGTCGTCGCCACGGGACTGGAACTCCTGCGCCTGCGCCCAGGCGGTCGCCCGCTTGTCGAGCAGGGTCTGAAGGTTGGGCATTGTGCCTCCCAGCACGAGTAGCCCCACCGCCATCGGCGAGGGGCTGGGAACGGGGTATGAGAGCTACCTGGCGAGCAGGTAGCGGGCGGCGAGCGCCTCCATGCGCATCGCCTGACGGCCCCCAGTGGTCTCTCCCGGCTGAGGTGCGTCACCACCCCGAGTGGGCGCGGGGCCCGGCTCGTGGCGGAAAGTCAGAAGCTCGGGCCGGTACGCGGCCCGCCGGTCGAACGCCGTATCGTCGCCGCGCGCCGCGAGGGCCACACCGACGGAGCGGAGCCCGGCGTCCGTGTCCTCGTACGCGGGGAACGTGACGGCCGACACCTCGAAGAGCCTCACCTCGCGGATGATCCGCAGCTCAGCCTCCGCGGTGTCGCCGTTCACCGTCTCCACGTCGACCGTCTGCCAGTCGTCCTTCACGACCTGGAACCCGAAGGACATGCCGGTGATGTTCCGGTTGTCGAGGTTCACGATCAGGTCACCGACGTAGGACAGTCGCTCGTCCAGGTCCGAGTTGACGGCCAGTCCGATCTGGTCCTGTGCCAGGCGCAGGCTCCCGGCCGATACCCGCGAGACAACGAGCCGGGTGTCGTGGTCGATGAGATACCGAGAGTCGCCCTCGCTCAGAGTCTTCGTGAACGCCCCCTCGGCGACCTCCTCGTAAAACCCCCAGGTCAAGGGGTTGCCGATCGCTGTCCGCTTGTTGAACACGGCGGCGTGCCCGAAGAACTGGCGTGCGCCGCCCTCGGCCGCGCGCAGTGCAACGTCTGCCGCGGAGAGCGTCAGGTCGCGGCGCTCAGTCGGTGTCGGCATCGCTGCCCTCCTTCGTCTCCGGTGCGGCCATCAGGGCGGCCGCCTTCGCGAGATGGTCGGCGGCCCGCGCCGCCCGGTCCGCATCCGGCGGCAGATCCGCCGGCGCCTTGACGCTCGGGTCGTAGCCCAGCGGAGCCATGTACAGCGGCTGAAGGCGCATGTCGCCCTCGGGCCCCGTGATCGGCGGCTGGTCTTCCAAGCTCAGGATGTCGTTCGCGGAGAAAGCGCCGACGTCTCGCATCGCCCGGTAGAACGTCGCCCGCGCCGCGCTATCGCCGCGGAGCAGCCCGCCCAGCTGGTACTTCGCGTACACCGACTTCGGCAGCAGCTCCTTCGTGACCCGCTGCTCGGTCGGCGTCAGCCACGTCGGCGCGAGGTCCCACGTCACGAAACCTTGCGCCTGCTGCTCCAGCCCCGTGCCCCATGACGTGCTCTTCTCGGTGGCCATCAGCAGGAATGGGGGGACCCCGAACATCCTGCTGACCTCGGTCACCTGGAACATGCGGGACTCCAGGAACTGGGAGTCCTTGTACGGCATGGTCACGGGATTGAAGCTGGCCCCGGAGTCCAGTACGGCCACGTCGTGCGCGGCCTGCGAGCCGCCCATTTTCGCCCGCCAGTTCGCCTTCAGCGCCGCCGCCTGCTCGGCGTTGAGCCGCTGCTCGGTCTGGAGCACACCGCTGATCATGTTGCCCGAGCCGTACAGCTTCGCCGCCGACTTCTCCGCCGCGATGCCCAGACCGATCCCCTCGGCCGCCGCACGGATCGGCGAGCACCCGGTGACTCCGTCGTAGCCCAGCGCGGGCAGGTGCAGGATCTCCTTCGGCGTGAGCCGCACCCGGCTGCCGCCCTCGGTCTGCACCCAGAAGACCTTGCCCGAGGGGTTGTCCTCGGACGGCTTCTCGCGGTCGACCTGTACCCGGTCCGGGCGGATCGGCCACAGCTGCACGACGGCCCCGGCCCCATTGGTGATCTTCTGGAGGTAGGCGTTGCCCCACAGCAGCCGGTGCACGTACACCAGCCGCCACAGCTCGAAGCGGGTCAGCTCCGGGTGCGGGTTCTCCAGCAGGTCGACCGACACCTTGTCCTTCGTGCCGACCGTGTACGTGTGCAGCGGCAGCGACGCGGACACGTTCGCCACGACGGACACCGCACGCCACACCGCGGGCATCCGCAGGGAGCCGGTCTCCGTAACCGTCACACCGGCTTCCAGCGGCCCGCCGCCGCCCAGCAGCTCGGCCAGCGACGAGGACGTCAGCGGCGTCGTGGGGGACTCCACCGTGGCCCTGCGCTCGAACAATCCGAAGAGGCTCACCTCGCCGCCCCCTTCCGCCGCGCCTGCTCACGCTCCACCGCCACCACACCCAGCACCCCCGCCAGGATCAGCGCGGCCGGCACCGACCACATCGCCAGCCCGGCCACCACGGCCAGGACGAACAGCACTTCCAGCACGTTGAGCAGCCCGGTCACCACAGGTTCGGTGCCCCCTCCGGCTCGACGTCCGCGCGCTCTGCGTGGCCCCACGCGGCGAGCGTGACGCCCACCAGCGGGCTGATGTCGACGGACACCCCGCGCCGGGCCCAGCCCCACCCGTCGCCGATCGGGCGTTTGTCCGCGCCCGCCAGCGCCGTCGAGAGGGGCCCTGGCCCCAAGTGCACGATCGACTGCGACGCGACCGCGTCGAAGAACTGGCCGGACGCCCCGGCGATCTCACGGGTCTTCGGTTCGATCAGGAGGTCCGGCAGCCCGAGCAGGTCCAGTTCCTTACGCACGGCGGGGATCAGAGACCCGGCGGGGCCGCCCGGGTCGATGACGACCGCGCACGGGTTGTGGCGCTTCACCAGCTCGACGAGCCGCTCCACCACCCAGGCGGTGCCGGGCTGGTGGTTGACGACCTCGACGTGGACCGCCTCGCCGGACCGGCCAGCCGCGCAGATCGCGGCGTGAGACCGCTCGGGCGTCACGTCGACCGCGAAGGCCACCGGGTCCGCCATCGTGCTCGTGCCGTCCGCCAGGGCGTTCCAGGTGTCCTCGTCGATGACCCGCCAGGTGTCCTCGCCGTCGGACGGGTAGTCGCCGACGCCGAGCCGCTCGCGCGCGAAGATCTCATCCGACATCGTCAGCCGCTCCCGCTCCGTGTGCTCCAGCGTCAGCCGGTACCCCAGCGCCGGGTTGGCCTTCGCCACCGAGAGTGGTGACAGCGGGTCGTCATGGTCCGTGCAGCCCGGCGGGCACTCCCGCACGTGCGGGTCGATCGACCACTCCATGTACGCCAGCGACGGGTCCGCGATGCCTGCTTCGACGGCGGCGAGCGCCCGGCGGCGCAGGCGGGCCAGCTGCTGCGACGGAGAGCCGATCCCGGCGGACCCGAAGTACCAGACCTGCGGGTCCTTCACGGCCGCCATGGTCGGCATCAGCGCGCCCATCGCGTCGTCGCCGAGGATCATGTCCTCGTCGAGGATGTTGCAGTTCCCGGTGAAGCCGCGGCCGGAGCCGCCGGAGCGGGCCAGGAACCGCAGTCGCTGCCCGGTCAACAGCTCGATGGCCTCCTCGCCGGTCGTACGGCGGATCGCCTTGACGCGTTTCCGCAGGCTGTCACAGTTCGTGACCAGCGCGACGATGCGCCGGAACGCCTCGATGCTCGTCTTGAACTCGTGGGCCGAGTGCAGGATCAGGCGCTCGCCGCCGACGAAGAGGCCCCAGAGTTCGCGCGCCTCGATGATCCCGCCCTTGCCGTTCTGTCTCGGGACGTTCACCGCGACCTCGAACGCGGACCAGGCGCCACCCTGGCGCTCTCCCAGGCCCACGTGGAGGGCGAACTGCTGCCAGTTGTCGAGCATCAGCCCCGCGTGTGCCGCGAGTTCCACAGCCTCCTGCCCGGCGGTGGACGTGTACGGCGGCGCGGTGAACACTCTCGGGCGCTGTACGCCGCGCCCGTCGGGGACTACCTCAGGCGCTCTGTCGGCCCGGACGGCGGGAAGCAAGCTCATCGACGATGTCTCCCTCCGTCGCGGGCGGCGCAAGGCCGCGGAGCTTCGTCATGATGGCGGCCAGCTTGTCGGCGACCATGGCCTGTGATGTCGGAGCGTCACCGGTTGGGATCTCGTCAAGCGCCTCGGCGAGCCGGACCGCGACTGCCGCCATGCCGGGAGACACCGAGGTCACGCGGAGTTTGTCAAGCTCGGCGCGGATCTCTTCGGCGATCATGACCCACCCCCGTCACACACCGTAATGTCACGCAGAGTGAAGCCACTAATTGTTCCAGCCGTTGGATTCGCGAAATAGCGGCTCGAAAAATGCCCGCGCAAAAAACAGGGCGACAAGGGCGTTTGGGTCGCCCCCTCTTCGCCTGAAGTTTTGATCCACTCTCTCCCCGCCGGCGGCTGTCGGCTGGTCGCGGGCGGTGGTCACCAGGTGCGTGATGCCTGGGTGGTGACGGGGCGTGATCCGCCTTTGCGGCGGTCGCGGTACCAGCGGGTGACGACGGCTTCCATGGCGGGTTGGCGCATGTCGCGGACCCTCTGGCGGACGATGTGCTCGCCGGGGTCGACGGTGATGATCTTCGCGTTGAGTCGTTTGTAGTGTGCGCGCGCCTTGGCCTGCGGCATCGTGTGGATCAGATAGACGTCGACCTGATCGAGGTGGCGTTCGGCCTCGTGGATGGCTGCCTGCCGGGCCCGGTGGACTACGCGGAGTAGCACGGGGTGGTGGTCGTGGTGGTCTGCGCCTGGCCCGGCCATGGCAAGGGCCATGAGGTCGAGGTCGATGACGATGTCGCACGCCTTGGCGTGGGCCCGGATGTACGAGGACTTGCCTGCGCCGGGCGGGCCGGTGACGACGTACAACACCGGCTCACCTCCAGCGTCAGGGCCGCCAGGCGTCCCGGTAGTCGGGGTGGTCGGCGTAGGCGGTGGCGAGGTGCTGGAGCGCCGTCTCCAGCCCGTCTGCTCGCCCTACGTAGTCCATGTCGGGGGCGTGCTGCGCGTCAAGGTCGGCAGCGTTTTCCTCGTAGTCGGTGAGCAATCGCCGCTTGGCCTCGACCTCGCGGAGGACGCGGGCCGGGTCGTGGCGGGCGATGTGGTCCGCGTCGGCGGTAGTCAGCGCGTCGGTCATCCAGCCGTCTTCCACGCCGTAGTGAAGGCCGGTCCGCCCGTCCGTGGACCAGTTCGGAGCGTGTGCGGCGCGGGCCGCCTGCTCGTCTTCGTCGAGGCGGTCGCGGAGGAACTGCACGAGGTCGTCCATGTCACTCATCGTGTCACCACCGCCGTGAGGCTCGGGGCTGCGGAATTGTGGTGCGGTTGCCCCGGGCGCTGTTGCAGCGGCGGTGTGCGGCGCGCGCGTTGCCCGGGTCAAGGAGGTCCCCGCCGCGCGACAGGGGGTGCTCGTGGTCGAGGGTGAACGCCAACGGATGCTTGCCCGCCTCGGGCCCACGCACCTCGTACGCGATGTTGTGGCCGCAGAGCCAGCACGGGAGACGCTGAGCCCGCAGCCAGTCGCACAACCTGCGGTAGGCGCGCCCGTTGCGGGGGTTACCGGCCACGGGCGCTCACCTCCCGTTCGTTCAGCTCGGGGGCACGACCCCGCTGTTCCGGATGATGTAGCCCATGAGCAGTGTCTTGTAGTCCTCGTCGGAGATGTCCTGGCACTCGACGGGCCGGTTGGTCTTGGTCGACGTGTCGTCGATGGCGGCTGCGCAGTCGTCGGCGGTGTACTCGCTGCTGCACCCGGTGAGGGCGAGCAGGCTGGCCGCGATGAGTGCGGCGGTGGTGGTGCGGGTGCGCATGGTCCCCCCCAGGGATGGTGGCGTGAGGGGCCATCATCGGGGGGCGCGTGGGGGCCTGTCAGGCGGTTCGGGTGACTCGGAGCCAGCTGCCCGCGCGGAGGATGGTGGGGGTGGTGCTGGTCACGTTCTGTGCCCACTGCACGGCGATCACGCCGTTGGCTCCGACGGTGATGGTGCCGAGGGGGGCGACGATGAGGCCGGCGGCGGTGATGCCGACGCCGATGGAGGCCCCGGGGGCGTATCGGGTGAGGCGGATGCTGCCGGTGCCGTCGGAGACGCCGAGGGTGATGGCGCCGGGGGTCCAGTAGCCGGTGGAGCCGGGTGGGGCGGCGAGGGTGAGCAGGAGGTCGGCGGCGGGGTCTCCGTCGACGGCGAGCATGGCGTCGACGGCGTACCGGCCGCCGGCGGTGACGGGGAGGGTGAGGTGGTCGTCGTCCTGGAGGGTGAGGCTGCTGAGCACCTGCTCGTCGGTGGGCTTGTCGACGGTGCGGGTGACGCCGACGGTGTCGCCGGTGGGCGGGGTGCCTACGGGGCCTTGCGGGCCGGTGTCGCCCTTCGGGCCGGTCGCGCCGGTGGCTCCTGTCGCTCCTGCTGGTCCTGTTGCGCCGGCGGGGCCTGCGGGACCCTGCGGTCCGGTGGGCCCGGGGACGAGGACGTAGTCCCCGGTGTAGGGCGCGGTGGGGGCGAGCTTCGCGAGGTCGATGGTGGGGCCGAGGGCGGCGGTGAGGAGGACGGGGTAGTCGCGGCCGGGGGCGTCGTCGGGGCGTTCCATGACGAGGTGGGTGTACCCGGTGGGCTCGTACCCGGCGGCGTCGGCGACGAGGACGGTGAGGGACAGCGCCCCGTCGACCCAGCGGCCTACGGCGTCGCCTTGGACGGTGTGGCCGAGTCCGACGTTCGTGACGATGGTGGGTGCGGGGCGGACGGTGACGCGGCCGCGCATGGGCCCGCCGTCGGGGTGGGTGCGGCTGTCGGTGAGGGTGATGGTCTCGGCACCGTCGGGGAGGGGCATGGTCACCTCCCGGGGTACGACGAAGCCCCCGGGGCCGTGGGGCCGTCACGGGGGCTTGTGGGCATGCGTGAACTGCTGGGGGCAGTGTTGCAGGAGGTCAGACGCCTGGTCAAGCCGCCACGGGGGTGGCCTTCGCGGCGATGAGCGCCTGGACGTCGTGGAGGTCGACGAGGGCGCGTCCGCGGGCGTCGTAGCCGTGGCGGGTGAGTTCCCCGCGGTGGATCCAGGTGCGGAGGGTGGCGGGGCTCTGCCCGGTGGCTGCGTGGGCGGCGTAGAGGTCGACGAGGGTCATGGGCCCAGTGTGCATGTGGTGAGGCCCCACCGACGGGGGTGACGGTGGGGCCTCGGTCCGTGTAGCGCGGCAGCCAGCTCGCGATCCAGCGGGTGTGATGCGGTCAGGCTACTGCGGGGGTGTGACAGTCAGCCGCACCAGCGGGCGAAGTCGAGCGTCTCGGTGCGCAGGGCAGCGGCGGCGAGTAGCGAAGCGTCAGGGGCTCCGACCGCGATGGCGGCGAGCACGTCTCGGTGGAGGTCATCCTCCATGCCGTGAGCGCGCTCGTCGTCGTTCTGGGCGGCGTGGATGGCGGCGAGGCGGTGGGCGATGTCTTCTGCGGTGAGGAGCGGTTCGCTGTTGATGCGGGCGATCTCGTCCATGTCGTCCATCATCCCTTCTTCGGCGTGCTGTTGCTGGCCTTCTCGGCGGCCCGCTTCTGCTGGCTCGCGGCGTTGCGGCGGGCGAGATCGGCGATGCTGATCTGCTTCTCCAGGGCCATCAGGCCCCCTCCTTCTGCCATTGGACGGAGCAGTGCCCCTTCCGGTCCTCCACGATCGTGAACTGCGGTTTTGCGGGACCAGCCCCTTCTGGGGGCGGTGGGGGAGCGGGGTTAGCTGCATGGGGCATGGATCGTGCGGCGCGCCACAGGGCGGTCCCTCCGGCGGCCCACACGACGAGGACGGCGGCGGTGCCGAGGAAGGCGAACAGGGTGGCCCCGAGTCCAAGTACGAGGGCGGCGAGGACGCATCCGCCGGCTGCCCGGGACGGTCCCGGGGCGGTCTCCTCCGGCTCCTCGGTGGCCTTCTTCCGGCGGCTCACGCGAAGATCCCGTAGGCGTTCGCGCCGAGCCAGTTCGCGGACTGGGCGAGCGGAACAGCGGCGAGCCCGGCGACTCCGGCGGACGTGCCGAGGCAGATCCCGCACCAGGCGCCCGACTTGAGCGCGCTGCCGTACTGGGACTTCTTCGCCGCGGCGAGGAGCAGCACGGTGAGCAGGAGGACGACGGCGGTTCCGGTCTGGGTGAGGGGCAGGTAGTTGCCGCGCCCGGCGGCGGTGCCGGTGGTGCCGCCGACGCCCCAGACGAGCGCCACGTCCCCCAACCAGTTGGAGATCCACAGGGCGGTGTCGGCGATCCAGCCGACGAGGCCGCCGACGGTGAGGACGGCGAGGACGCCGTAGGCCCAGGCGAGGAGGAACGGGGCGAGGGCGGCGGCGGCCCCGGCGGGGTCCTTGCGGAGCCGCTTGGTGCCGGGCCACCAGGTGGTGAGGTGGTGGATGAGGATGGCGAGGCCGACGGTGACGCCGCCGACGGTGACGAGGTTCATGGGGTGTCCTCAGCGGAGGATGGCCGCGCCGAACGCGGCGATGGTGACGATGGCGGCGACGGTCCCGGTGATGCGGGGGATGTCGCGGGTAGCAAGGGCGGCGAGGATGCAGCCGGCGCCGACGGTGGCGAGCGGGAAGAGCAGCCGGAGGGCAGTCATCCGTAGCCGCCCTTCATGCCGTCGGCGTTGCGGCGAGCACGGCGAACAGCGGCGGCGACGGACTCGCGCTTCTCGTCTGGGCGGAGGGCGCAGATCGCCCGTACGGCGTCGGCGTTCTCTGTGGTGATCGCGACGTGGTCGCGGGCGAGATCGGCGATGCTCGTCGTGTTCGTGCTGGTCGAGGTGTGCTCGGTGGGCAGCGCGTTGGGGGCGAGCGGCGGGGTGCTCGGGGTGATCGCGGGCTGTTCGGAGTCGTGATCGGTGTTCGCGATCGGGGCGATCAGCATGGGCGAGCGGCGGTCGATCTCGGCGCGCATTTCCAGGCGTTCGAGGGTGATCTCGAAGTCGGCGCGGTCGCGGGCGGCGGTGATCCGGGCCTGCTGCTGGATGCGCTCGATCGCGGCCTGGGCCTCGCGTTCGGCGCGGTCGCGGTGGGCGTCGTGGAGGCGGGCGGCGTGTTCGCTGTCGCGGATGACCGAGTTGATCTCGGCCTGCTGCTCGGGGGTGAGGGCGGCGGGGTCGCGGAGCGCGGGCAGGGCGAACTCCCACACGATCTTCCCGACGAGGACGACGAACGGTCCGGCGACCGCCTGTGCGGTGCTGTTCGCCTGGACGCCGTGGATGACGAGGAGGACGCCGACGCCGAGGGCGATGATCCATCCGGCGGCGGGGGCGGCGAAGCGGGGGCCGATGCGCCGGTACTGGGCCCAGAGGACGGTGAGCCATCCGATGTCGCCGGCGAGGGCGACGGAGAGGCCGAAGGGGCCGGACTTCATGAGGTCGGTGATGGCGTAGGCCGACCAGATGAGGGAGAGCCCGGCGAGGGCGACGGCGCCGTAGAAGACGCGGGGGCGGCTCATCGTCCGGCCACCGCCGTGCGGCTGGCGAGGACGCGCCTGAGCGCCTCGTTCGGATCCGGATCGCTGTCGCCGGGGTGGGGGTCTACGCGCACGTCAGCGCGCATGGAATGATCGGCCATGGCCGAGCCTCCTGGTGCAGTCAGGATGGTGTTCGGTCGGAGGTCGGGCGGCGCGCGCGCCCTCGGGTGTTCCACCACCCGGGGAGCTGTCGCCCGGCCTCGCTTCTATTCGGTTGTCGGGCCTTGCGGCCGGTACTTCTTGATCGCGTTGCTCGTCGCCGTGTAGCTCTTGCCGACTTCCTTCGCGACCGCGTAGACGGTGCCGAGTTCGTCAAGCCCTTCGACGAGTGCGGCGCCGCGCCGTTCGGCGGCTTCAAGCAGTTGGGCTTGGAGCTGTTCCACCAGCTCGTCTTCCCGTCTGAACCTGACCCGCCAGGGGTCGTTGTTCATGCCGCTGACGCTACCACAGGGGGGTGTGATAGTCCAGCGGTCACGCGGCGGTCTCGGTCTGCCACGCCCGGAGCTGCATCCACGTCGCGGGCGGCCAGGCCATCGAGCACCAGTTGCAGCGGGCGACCTGCTCGCCGGGGGCCAGCCACAGGACGGCGCCGCAGATCGCGCCCGAGGTGTCGATGCTCTGGCAGTGGCCGATGCGCCGGCCGCGCGGCCGGGGGTCGGGGTCGACGACGGTGGCGGCCGAGCGGTGCAGCTCGCCGATCTCGGTGGCGAGGTCACCAGCCCCGGGCCAGACGACGATCCAGGGCATGTGGGCGAGGAGCCCCGCGACGGCCGTGTGCAGGCGCGTGAGCGTGTCTCCGGTGAGCCGGGGGCCCCGGAGGTGCCGGGCGTCGTGTACGGCCGCCAGCCAGCCGCTGGCGACGTCGAAGGACGCGCGAAGGTCGAGGACGTCGACCCGGAGGGGCAGCGGGGCGGGGCCGCCCTTCCCGCCGCGCCCCTGCCCGCTGGCCGACCCGGGGGTGAGGTGCCCGGCGAGCGCCTCGTACATCCGGGGCAGGTCGGTGAGCTGGCCGGTGAGTCGGGTGGTGCAGGGCACGCAGAGGGTGCTGCCGGTGGGGTCGGGGGTGTGGCAGTGGGTGCAGGTGGTGTCCATCGGTGCTCCTCGGCGTGCGGGTCGTGCGGGTGGGGTGGTTGGTGGGGTCAGGTGGTGGGTGCGCGTCTGGCGGTCAGGCGGGCCACCTCGGCGGCGAGTTGGAGGTAGGCGGCGTGGCTGTTCTCGATGCTGGCGGCGAAGTTCTGGTTGCTCTGGAGGTAGATGGACGCCCGGTGCCGGGCCGAGGTCCAGGCGGCGCGGTACCGGTCGCACTCGGCCTCGGCGACGAGCTGCGCGGTGAGGGCGAGCGCGGCGTCTCGGGCGGCGGACCGGGCGACGTGCTCCGCTTGGTCGAGCCGCGCGTACAGCTGGTCGAGGGCGTCGCTGGTGAGGTCGTCGAGCGGGATACGGGGCTGGGTGGTCACCGGGCCCCCTCGGTGGTGAAGCTGATGACGATGGCGTCGTCCTCGGGGTGGAACGTGAGCGCGTTGTCCAACAGCTCCTCGCCCTGCGGCAGGTCGTAGCCCTTGCGGTAGGCCTGCTCGGCTGCCCGCCAGGCTTTGGCGATCTCTGCGGATGCCGCGCCGTGGGGGCCGTCGGCGGGGACGATCCAGCGGTGGACGGTGGTGGTGACGGTCTCGGTGGTGTACTCGGCCATGGCGGGTGGTCCTTCCGGGGTTGGGGGCCGCCCCGGTGGTGGGGCGGCCACACAGCAGGGGCAGGGGTCAGCGGGTGCGGCAGTGGCGGCGCGGCCCGAGGTGGTCGCGTCCGCAGCGGCAGACCGGCTTCCGGCGGCGAGCCCGGTCGGACCGGTGGTGGTGGCGGAGGCGGTGCAGGATCGCGCTCAGCACGGGGTGGTCTCCTCGGGCGCGGCAGGGACAGCGGGGGTGGTGGCGTCGCGCGCGTCGGCCAGTCGCTGCCAGAGCCACGACTCGACGCCCGCGAGTTGTTCGCCGAGCAGGTGCACGGTGGTGACGTGCTCCCGGATGATCTGCTCCTCGGTCGGCGGCTCGTCCGGCTGCGCCTGCTCGGTCTGGTGTGCCCCGGAGGCATCCTCACCGGCCAGACGGCGCATCGTGGCCTTCGCTGCGGCGGGGCGCGCGTCCAGGCAGCGGGTGTCCGAGCCGGGTCTGTGGATCCATCCGGACCCGTCGGGGTGGCTCATCCACTCGATGGGGTCTCCGCAGACGCAGCGGCGGCCGTCCTCGCCCGCGCTGGTGCCGAGGAGCCGCCGTCCGCAGCGTGCCCCCTTCAGCCACTCCCGGACGTCCCCGGTCGTGACTGGGCGCTGCTCGCGGTCGGCGATGTCGCAGCACTCCCCGACGAACGCGAGGGCGTCCCGGGCTTGGTACAGCTCGGTGTTGAGGTCGTCGGCCATCTCGCGGGCCTCGTCGGCGGTGAGCTCGGCAGCACACTCGGCCCCGCAGAACGCGTGCTCCCCCTCGGCGTGGGCCTGCTCCCGCTCGTGATTGGCGCACGGCTCGTCACCGCAGGAGTCCGGCACCGGGCCGCACACCGTGGTGCCGAGGAGCTGCCGGGCCACCGCCAGGGCGGCCCAGTCCAGGCGCGGCGGGGTCTGCCACCAGACGGGCAGCGACTCGCGGAGGACGGTCTCGATCGTGGCCGCCAGCTCGGCAGCGGCGCGCAGCTGGTCGGCGGGGGTGGGTGAGGTGTCGGGCATGTGGGGCCTCCTGGTGGTCGGTACGGTGGTGGGGCGCACTGCGTGGTCATGCGGCGGCCAGGTCGGCGGTCGCGGGCATCGGGATGCCGGTCGCGGCGGACAGGACGTGCGCGGCCAGCAGCGGTGGGACGGCGTTCGCGATCTGCTGGAACGCCTTGGACTCGCTGCCCTGGAACGGGTAGGTCGAGCGGAACGCTTGGAGGACCGCGGCCTCGGACAGGGCGAGCGGCCGGCGTTGCTGTGGGCCGTCGCCGACGGTCTGCCACTGGTAGTCGCGGCGGGCGTGCCCGGCGACGATGGTGGCGGCGGGCTGGTCCAGGCGGCGGGTGGTGGCGTTGGACCGGGCGCTGTGGCGGAGGACCCACCAGGATCGGGCTTTCTCGGTGAGCGCCCAGGACGGGCCGTCGGCGGAGAAGTTGTTGCCGCCGGCGGTACGGCGGTCCCCGCGGGTGTTGATGTCGACGCCGCCGGGCCAGTCGAGGGCGTCGGCCATGGACACCCAGGGCAGGAGGCGGGTGCCGAACAGGTCGTCGGCCGGGTGCTCGGCGTGCGTGGGCGCGGGGGCGGTGACGTCCCGGACGCGGGACGCTATGAGGATGGCCCGCCGGCGGGTCTGGGGTACCCCGTAGTCGGCGGCGTTGAGGATGCCGACCCACACGCTGTAACCCCAGGCGGTGAGGATGCGCCCGAAGTGCTGGAACAGAGGCAGCACGGCGGGGACCTGTTCCATGAGGATGGTCTCGGGGCGGAGGTCGTGGTGCCAGCGCATGGGCTCGGCGGCGAGAAGCGACCGCGGGTCGACGCAGGCGGCCAGGAGTCGACCTCGGGTGTCCCGGCCCGCCGCGAGGTCTTCGACGGCCTGGTGGACGAGCGGCTGGTCCTTGAGGCCGAGGCCCTTGCCGGCGCGGGACCATGCCTGGCACGGCGAGGAGTCGACCTTGGTGATGCGGCGCCCGGTGAAGGGGCTGGTGGGGTACTGGGCGACGTCGCATCGGATGACGGTGTGCCCGGCCGCGGTGGCGGTGTTGCAGGCGGCGGCGTCCCACTCCATGCCGACCGCGCGGGTGGTGAGGCCGAGGATGCGGCGGCCTTCAGCCCAGCCGCCGGGGCCGTGGAACCCCTCGACGACCAGGTCGGGGGTGGGGTCCATGTGGCGGCTCCGGAGGGCGAGTTGTCCGGGGATGGTGGTGGGTGGGGGTGTGTCGAGGAGGGCGCGGGCCCGGTCGAGGGCGGTGGTCACGTGGGGCTCCCGGTGTCGAGGGCGATCGGGTAGCCGCTGGAGGCGAGGTATTCGGTGATGCGGTTGGTGAGGCCGGCGGGGGTCTGCTGCTCGGCGGGGACCTCGGTGCGGTAGTCGTCGATGGCGGCGGCGATGACCGCGGCGAGGCCGGTCATGCCGCACCTCGGCGGCGGCGGTCGGTGCCGGTCATGGCGACGACGCGGGTGTCCTCGGAGAGGCGGGACACGATGCGTTCGCCGAGCGCCGACGTGAGGTCGGGTGCCCCGTTGGCCGCGCGGGCGGGGAGGTTGCTGGTGTAGAGCGTCGGCCGGCAGGCGTTGTACCGCTCGTTGATCAGCCGGTAGGTGATCTCCTCGGTCCACTCGCTGGCCTTCGCGGAGCCGAGGTCATCGAGGACGAGAAGCGGCACTCGCACCAGGCGCTTCAGCTCCTCCTCGGTGCCGCGGTCGCTGCCCTTGGGGCGGAGGAGGCCGTACATGTCGGCGGCGGTGGTGGCGCGGATCTCGTAGACGCGGGGGCCGGCGGCGGCGATGCGGCGGAGCGCGCCGTACGCCTGGTGCGTCTTGCCGGTACCGGTGGTGCCGGTGAGGAGTAGGGACCCGGCGGTGTCGGGGGCCGCGGCGACGTCGTCGGCCCAGGCCTGGACGTCGGGGTGGTCGGCGTCGGCGTGCCGGTAGCGGCGGGGGGTGGCGGTTTCCCAGCGGGCGAGGGCCCATTCGGCGCGGCGGCGGCGGTGGTACTCGGGGTGGCCGGGCTCGTCGGGGGTGGGCTGGTCGTCGATGGGGCCGGGGGTTACGCCTTGCTCTTGCTTCTGGCGGATGCCGCCCATGATGTTGGCGAGGGCGGAGGGGCCGAGCTGTCCGACGGGGGTGGGTTCCATGGTCAGAATCCGTTCGAGTACGCGCTGATGTCGGTGGGGTTGGTGTAGGGCTGCCAGCCGGTGTTGCCTCCGGAGACGGCACGGAGCGGCGGCCGGGCGGTGCCGGGGCGGGGCAGCGGGGGAAGTTCGGACCAGCCGCGCATGAAGTACTTCGCGGAGTCGATGTTCGGGTTGCGTCCGGCGGCGCGAACTGCGTGCTCAACAAGGGCGGGGACGCCGCTCTTGGTGATGAGCGCCAGGATCGGAAACCACTGGTCGCCCTTGAAGGGCCAGCGGACGTTGATGCCCGCGGCGGTGATGCCTTCGACGAGAGGGAGCGCAGCTTCGGGATAGCCGTAGCCGAGGTGGTCCGCGGCGGGCTGCTCCTGCTGGCTGGTTGAGGGGGTAGTAGAGAGGGGGTGAGGGGTAGGGGTCCCGGAATCCGGGACACTGACGTCCCGGAATCCGGGACACTGAACCTTCTCAGTGTCAGGGATTTCGGGACGCTGAGTGTTCGCGTCAGTGTCCCGGAATCCGGGACGCTGAGGGGCGTCAGTGTCAGGAGAACTGGGACGCTGAGGAGGGGTGTCAGTGTCAGGGATTTCGGGACGCTGAGGTACGGCGAACTCCGGGATCTTGTACTTCGCGGTCCCGTTCTTCTGGCCGGCCGCGAGCTTCTCCACGGCCCCCTTGGCGGCAAGCGACTTGAGTACGGCGTAGAGCTGGGAGCGGCTGAGCTTTGCGCCGCGGAGTACCTCGGGGCGCTCGACGCTGTTCCAGGTCGTCCGCGTGTCGTCGTTGGCGTCCTCGGCCAGGACGACGAGGAGGAGCTTCTCCCTGTGCGTCAGGGCCTCGGGGGCGCTGGTGAGCACCTCAACGATCAGGCGGATTCCCACGGTGGCTCTCTTCCGTACGGGTTGCGGTGGTGCGGGTGGTGGCCCGGGGCGCGGCGGCCCCGGGCCGAAGGGGTCAGGCCGCGGCGACGGTGGTGCCGCTGGTGCGGAGGCGCCGGTCGGCGTCGCTGTTGGCCTGGAGGCACGGGTCGCACGCCGTCTCACCGAGCTGCTTGTGCCGCTGGTAGCCGCTGCGGGTCCCGCACTCCGCCCGCCCCGTCTGGTCGACGAGGTGGGCCACGCACTTGCCGTGCGCACACCTCTTCGTGATCCGGCCGACCGGCTCGTCCTCGCGGCCGGCCCGCCACCCCACCTGGTTCGCCGTCATCCGCACCGACCCGATGACGACCTCCCGGGCGCCGACCCACAGAACGTGGTCGCCGACCCGTTCGGTGAGCGCCTCGTACGCGTCCTGGACCGACGCGAACGACTGGATTGCGACACGCTTCTTCGGGATGCGCCCGTACCGGCGGAGCGCGGTCCGCTCGTCCTCGGTGAGTCCGCCCCAGATGCCGGCCCGCTCGCCGGTCTCGAGCGCCCACTGGGCGCAGGTCTCCATGACGGGGCAGCGGCGGCAGGTGGCCTTGGCCTCGGCCGCGTTGGCCATGGAGACGGCGTCGGTGCCCTTCGGGAACCACATCTCCGGGTCGTACTGCGTGCTGCGGCAGAGGGCCGCGTCACGCCAGTCCGCCGCGCGGGCCGCCGTGTTGGGGGCGGTGTGGGACTTGACCACCTTGAAGATCGTCGTGCTCACTGGTCGGTTCCCTTCAGGTGGCCGCAGTCGGTGCACCGGTAGCCGGTGCCGTCGGGGGTGTGGCGGGTGGTGAGGTGCGCGCACGGGGTTGTGTCGCAGCGGAGCCACCGGGTGCCGGCCGTGACGCCGACCGGGCTGAATGCGGCGGGCGTGGGGCGGCGAAAGAAGCGGAGCCGCATCACGCCTCCTCGTCGACGAACTCGGCCTCGATCGCCTCGTCGTCGGTGGTATCGATCGGCTGAGGCAACTGGGCGAGCGCGGCCGGGGCGGGCTGCTGCTCGGCCGTGACGTCGGCGTGCGCGCGGAGCTGCTCACGGATGTACTCGGCGCTGGTGGGGACCCACTTCGTCAGCTGGTGCGCCGCGGTCTTCAACCACATGGCCTCGGTGTCCGTTGCCCACGGGGAGAGGTGGGGGTACTTGCCGCTGGCGCTGTCGGACTTGGCCTTGGCCTTCGCGATGTGCCCCTTGTTGAGGACGACGACCTTCGACGTGGCGCCGTCCTTCATCACCGCGTAGGCGTACGCGAGGCGCAGTTCGCCGCGGTGCTCGGCGTCCCAGTCGATCTCGTGCAGAGGGCGCTCGTCGCGGCCGGGCCGGTACTCGAACCGGTCCTGGTCGTAGACCACTTCGACGATCACGGACGACACCGCGCCGGCGCGATACATCAGCTCGATCTCGCCCTGGTAGCCGCGGACTCCGGTGACCTCGGTGCACCCCTTCTTCTTGTTCCAGCGGGGCACGAGGTAGTACTGCTCGGTGCCCGGCTCCAGGCCCAGACGGGCGGCGTCGAGGAGGACGGACATGAACTGGCCGACGTCGTTCTGTGCGGCCTGGAGGAGTTTCTCGTTGCGGCGCAGGAGGCCCTGCGTGGTGCGGATCCAGGCGCCGACCCGCTTCTGGAGGTGGGACGGCATCACCAGCTCGAAGTCGGGGCGGCACTGGGCGACGAGGGCGCCGGGGCCGGACTCCTGCACGGCAACGGCGGTGGACACGGTCTGGGTCATGAGGTGCTCCGGGTGCGGGCGGGCTGGAGGGAGTGGGTGCGGCCGTCGCGGACGGTGCGGGTCGCGACCGTGGTCCGGTCGTGGACGGCGCGGCGGCCGGTGCCGATCTGGTCGAGGAGGACCCCGGCGGCGGCGCGCTTCTCGGCGTCGGCGGCCTTCGCTGCGTCGAGCGCGGCGAAGTACCGGTCCCGGTCCGCCTGGCTCACCTCGATGTCGATGTCGTCCTGGCCGTCGGGCAGGGACTTGATGGTCTGGAAGGTGGCGGCGTGGCCGTCGATGTCGGGGCGCTCGTGCTGGCGGACCGTCCGCATGAACTCGGCCCCGTGCTCCCGCATGGTCTGCGCCTCGTGGGGGCTGTAGTCGATGACGTACTCGCGGTACTCCGACCCGGCGATCAGCACGACCACGTGGCAGCGGGCGACCTGGAGGACGTCGAGGTACCACAGGGCCTGAGCCCGGTAGTGGACGGGGATTTCGTCGGTGCCCGCCTTGCCCCACCCGTGGTCGTCACGGGCGGTCTTCGCCTCAACGATCGCGGTCGGGGTGCCGGTGGCTTCGTCGGCGTTGATGAGCCGGTCGGGGTTCGCGATCTGCCACGGCCGGTCGGCGGCGGCGTACGTCGGGGAGATGTCGACGGCGAACTCGGGGTGGAGCTGGGCGAACCGGGCGCAGATGCCGGGCTCGTGGACCTTCCCCCAGAACATCTCCTCGGACTCCTCGACGGGGGCGATCAGCCCCTGCTTCCGGTGCCAGAGGGAGAACCGGGACTCGTACGGGCTGATGCCCATGACGGCGGCGATCTCGGAGCCGCCGATCCCGGCCGCGCGGGCGGCGTGCCAGTCGGGTGTGCCGGGCTCGAACCATCCGAGGACGGTCGGGCCGGCGGCCGGGGCCGAAGCCCCGGCCAGCACGGTGTTGGTCATCGGTTCAGCCCCCGCAGCGTCTCTTCGATCTCGTCGCGGGCGGTGTCGAGCTTCTCGGTGAGCCGCTCGACATCCTTCGCCAGCTCGTCGCGCTCGTCGGTGAGGTCGGAGACCTTGTTCTCCAACTCGGTGATCCGGTCTTCGAGGTCTTCGATCTGGTCTTCGAGGTTGTCGGTCATGCGATCACCCCGAGAGCCTGCGCGGCCTCGTACAGGCCCCACCACATGAGGCCGCTGATGGGGAGGGCGATGGCGCAGCCGACGGTGGCGGGGCGGTCGCAGTCGTACGAGGCGCGGTCCTGGAGTTCGCGCTGCGACCGGCCGATGCCGTCGGTGCGGGGGCGGCGGTGCTCGCCGCCGAACGTGTCACCCACGGGGGGCCTCCGCGTCCAGGGCGGCGACAAGCTCCCGCAGGCGAATGTGGTGGTTGACGGCGGCCTTGATCATGGCGTCGTGGTCGTGGATGTTGGCGTCCGCGTGCTTTGCGATGTCGTCGCGGGCGCAGGACAGGACGATGTGGAGCGGCGGCACCCAGGAGCTGTCACGCTCCGGGTCGTGCAGGGGCGTGTGCGCGGCGGTGGTGTTGATGCTCATCGGGTGCCTCCGTGGGCGTGGTTGAGGCGGAAGGCCCGGCGGCCCGGGTCGGTGTCGTCGCAGATCAGCAGCCCCTCACCGACGAGCTGCGCGAGGTCCTGGCGGGCCTTGCCACGCCAGTCCCCGGGGCCGAACCGGGACACGTACAGCTGCTGGACCATGCGGGTCGTGATGTCCCCCATGTAGTCCCGGGCCAGGTCACGCAGCACGGCCAAGCGGGCGTCGGTCGGGTTCCTCATGCCGCCCTCCGGTCCTGCTGGCGGGGGAAGGGGCGGCGGGCCAGGAACGCGGCGAGGCTGGTGAACCCGTCCTCGGCGGCGGCCTGCTCGGCCGGGTCGTACTCCGGGCCGTCCTCGGGGATCTGGTCGTCGGACATCAGCGGCCTCCGAGGTGGCGCAGGATCTCGATGAGGTGGGCCAGCGGGTGGTGCCCGTCGATGACGATCACGAGGGCGATGGCGCACAGGGCGTACGCGAGGGTGGACCCGGCGACGATCTGCCAACCGTTCACAGGGCACCGCCCTCGGGGCGCGGGTCGACGTGCGTGAGGCTGATGCACGCGCCGTGCCCCTCGACCCAGACGACGGCGTTGTGACCGCCCAGGACCGACGCCTTGCTGCGGGTGCGGGTGGTGAGCTGGGGGTCCGTCGGGTCGTCCTCGGGGCGGAGGCCGGGGTACGCGTAGACCGGAGTGCCGACCGGGTACTGCGCGTTCCACCGGTCCGCTGTCACGGAGGGCGGCTCGGGCACCTCGGGGAGGTCGCGGCCCAGCGCGTACGAGTGGTGCAGCGGGGAGTCGTGCGGGTCCTCGGCCAGCGCCTCGGCCACCATCTGCTTGTACGCGCAGACCGAGCACGGCTCGCCGTAGGTGTAGCCCGCCCCGCAGGTGCGGCACGTCTGGATCTGCGCGGGCGTCACCGCCTCCAGCTCGGCGACCCGGGCCCGCAACCGGTCCACCTCGGCGGCGAGGCTCACCGCGATCTGGTGCAGCGCCTTCTCCGTGCCGTCGTTGTACGTGGAGGTCGACCAGGTCGACGTGCGCTCCCCGTACTGGCGGAGGCGGGTCAGAGCGGCGTCCGGCGTCATCGGGGCGCTCATGCCGCCACCCGCTCGCTGTCGTCCGCCGCCGCGTACAGCACCGCCACCGCCGACTCCGTCGTACGCCCCTCGGCGTCCGCCCAGTCGTCGACGTGGTCCTCCAGACCGAAGAGGTCGATGTACTCCGCGCGCTCCCCGTCGACGACCAGCCGGTCACCCAGCACCATCAACGCCTCGTCCGCCAGCAGCGAATAGGCCCTCGGGTCGCCCGTCACCGCGCACCGCAACGCCGCCGGAATCGACATGGGCCGCAGCTCGTACGGGGTGGACTGGTCGGACAGGGCGTTCGGGAAGTAGTCGCCGCCCTGGTACAAGCCGTTCGCCGCGAGCACCCGGGCCGCCGCCCGGAACGCCGCCGCAACCGTCACCGGGCGCGGGATGGACACGTCCACATGGACCGTCCGCCGGTGACCGGCGGGCAAATCCGTGGGACGGATACTCTGTACAGACACGATGTCCTCGTCTCTCAGATGGGTGAGGCTGTCGATGGGGCGTCGGGCCCGGCATGGCCTGGCGCCCTTTGTGCTGTCCGGGTCAGGCGGCCTGGGCCGCCGGCCGGGTCTTCGCCGCCCGCGCCTTCGCCGAGGCGAGCGCCATGCGGGAGAAGTGCGCCGAGCGCAGGTGACCCGCCGCGCGGGCGATCTGCTCGTCCGTCGCGTCGGGGTGCAGCTCGCGGGCCTGCCGCTCAAACCGGCCGTCGGCCGCGGCACGGGCCTTCGCCGTCCGGCTCGTCGGGTCGAGCGTGTTCGCCCAGCTCGTCTGGACCGCGAGTCGGGCTCGGAGAGAGCGCTGCTCCGGGTTCATCGGGACCGTCCTTCCTAGGGCTCGTGACCGGGTCTTCGTCCATGTCCATGGACGTGGACGTGGGGTGCACGAGTGCGCGGGGCGCGAGTCCGTACGCCCCTGCGAGGCTGAATGCTTCTGCTGCCGTGACGGTTGGCCGGTCCTCGTCTATGAGGGCCTGCACCTTGCTCTTGCTGAGCCCGGTGCAGGCGGCCAGCTCCCTCACGCTCGCGGGCTCCCCCTCCTGGTGGCCGTCGATCAGCCGCCTGAGCAGGTGTCCGTCGTGCAGTCGGTAGCGCTTTGCCACGGTTCTCCTTTGTGTCCACGTTTCTGGACGACTCAAGAGTGACACCTAGAACAGCGCTTGTCCAGTTTCATGGACAGGTAATTTCCCCCGGGGCCTGGCGGCATCGCGCCAAATGGTGGACCCCGTGTGGCACTGGGTGTCCACCGTCGTGGACAATGGTGTCCACAGCACAGGGTTGCCTTACCCGCCTCTAGCCAGGATGTTTGGTCCGTGCAGACGGGGTCAGTGTGGACACACAGACACGAAAGGGCTCAACATGCCGGATCGCAGCAACGCGCTTACTCACCTCGTGCAAGAGCACGTAGGGGACGGGCGCGAACTCACGATCCGCGCCTTCGCCGACCGCGCCGTCGACCCCGTAAGCGGGACATCGATCAGCAAGAGCACGGCAGGCAACCTCGTCCAGGGCCACGCCATCAAGGTCACCCCCGAGGTGCTGGGCGCCATCGCCGCCGGCCTCGGCGTCCCGCTCGCCCTCGTCCAGCTCGCCGCCATGCGGCAGTACGTCGGCGTGGTGGTGGACGACCCCTTCGACACGGACCCCGGCGACGACGACACGGTGGTGCGCGTGGCGCACGACCCCGAGCGCACCGCCGAGGACATGCCCACCGTTCGCGCCTTCGTCGAGCGGGCCCGCCCGGCCGAGTAGAAATCGAACACGCAATCTGACGTGGTTACAGGTTTCACCTACACCCGTTTAGGTGACTCCAATGGGACAGGTATGCGCGTAGAGTGATTCGACCTCGTGCGATTCGAACGTGCGTGCGGCACATGCATGCGCGGGAATGGGGGTCGAATGACAGGGGTACCGCACGTGCGCGTCACCAGCGAGGACCTGCGCGGGGAGGCACCCGTAGCCCTACGAGACAGCCGCAGCTCCTACGAGCTGGCCATCGATTTCTCCTACCCACCCGAGCAGATCACCGCCGCGCTCACCGACGTCTTCCAGGAAGCCGTCGACTCCCACCGCTGGACACGGCGCGGCACCGGCGAGCACGCACAGGCCGACGACGAGCCGCCCGCCAGCCGCACCCCCCGGCACCCGGAGGACGGCTACTGAAGGAGGACCGCCCCGGCCCGGCCCACCCCCATCACAGCCGGTCGCCGGGGCTCAACCTCCGATGCTGCTCCCGCGCCCGCTCAGCCCCGGCCGAAGCCGCGTACCGGTCCACCATGGACCTGCTCTTCCACCCCGTGATCCGCATGAGGTCCGTCTCGTTGCCGCCGGCCGCCAGCCACATGTGCGCGAACGTGTGCCGGAACTGATGCGGATGAATCCGGCCCAGCCCGCACGCCTCTGAGCGGCGCGCCAGCAGCTTCCCCGCTCCCGACACGGTCAGCGGCTTCTTCGTCTTCTGCCCGATCCACAGGTGCTCAACGGTCTTCCCGTACGGGTGCCGGGCGCGGAGCCGGATGTACTTGTCGACGGCCTGCGCGGTCTTCGTGCCGTACGGCACCGCCCGGCCGCGCGAACCTTTCCCCATGACGTGGAGAACCTGCTGGTCCAGATCGACGTCATCAAGGGTGCGGTTCACCACCTCGGAGAGCCGGACCCCGGAGTCGAGCCACAGGAGGATCATGGCCCGGTCGCGCACCTCGGGGAACTCCTTGCCCGCCACCGACTTCAGCAAGGTCTGGAGCTGGTCCGGGGTGAGGATCGGCACCTCGGGCGCCTCGGTGGTCGGAGCCTTCACGCCCTCGGCGGGGGAGCGGTCCAGTTCCTCCTCGGCGACCATCCACTTCAGCCACGCCTGCACCCCGAGGAACCTGCTGCGCGCCGAGCTGGCGGAGGTGCGGGCGATCTCGTGCACCACGAACGCCTGCACGTGGGCGCGCTTGATGTCGAGCACGTCGTCGACCGCGGGTACGGGGTCGATCCCGGACTCCTTCGCGGGGGCCGGGGGATCAGTGAGATAGTCGGCGAACAGGTTCGCGGAGCGGAGGTAGGAGCGGATGGTCTCGGGGCTGCGGTTGTTGGAGCGTAGTGACAGCTCCCATGACCGGAGGAGGAGGGTGAAGGGCCCTCGTCTGGCGTCCAT